TCCAGGTAATAAATAACCTTTAGAGATAGTTGCTAAAGAAATTTCATCCATCCACTCTGGATAGTTTTTACCTTTCTCCCAATTTGTATAATCTACCTGTAATGCGTTGTTTTCCATTTATATTATTTTATTACTTTTTTTTCTATTTTCTGATACTGTTAAGGGTTGGGAGTTAGACCAATGTATAGTTCCTCCTTTACTTAAGGGTAATATATGATCTACTTCCCAATAATCCCCATAATTCCCCCAATTCATTTCATCTGTAAATTGGTTTTGTAAATGATCCATAAACTTCTGTCTTGAACATCCTATAAGTTCTAATGTTTTTTGAGATTGAAATTCTTTTAACATTAATTTATATACTCTGTTTCTTAAATTAAAGATAATTCTATCCTGAGATGGGGCTTTGCGTTTATATTCCCTTTGATATTTACGAAGTTTATCATTATCTTTTCTCCACTCTTTTAAATATTCTTTTCTTTCAGATTTATGTTTTATATTATATTTTTTAGAATCTTCAATCCAACAAATTTTACATTTTGGTGAAAAATTATTTCTTGTTTTTCTCCAATAAAATTCTTCTACATTTTTAATTTTTTTACATTCAGTACATTTTTTGGTCTCCATACTTATAATTTTATTATAAATATAATGGAGGGCCAAATAGTTGACTAAAATAAATCATTTGCATCCCAGTTTTGGGCTCCTTTGGAATAATTAGTTACCCTTGTACTGAAGAAATCGGTGTGTTGTTTTCCACCTGAAAGGTTGTCAAACCATTTCATCCTTTGAATTGATTCTGGGTCAATTCCATTTACTATAGGTTCAAATCCTAGGTCACCCATTTTAGTATTGGTACGATGTTTGATAAAGGATACTAAATCATACTTTGAACACCCATCTAAATCTCCCATCTCAAATACTTTATCAATAAAGTCTAATTCAAGTTTTAGAGATAACTTTGCGGCTTTCTCAATATCTATCCTTAATTCTGGAGTGTTAAATTCTGGGTGTTCTTGCATTAGAGTCCTAAACAACCAGCATCCCGCTTCTGAGTGTAGTGACTCATCTCTAATACTCCATTCCACAATACTTCCTACCCCCTTCATTAGATTTCTCAATTTAAATGATAGTAAAACAGCAAATGAAGAAAATAAATTTACACCTTCTGTAAATGCAGAAAACACAGCTAATGATTTAGCTCTTTCATGCCAATTAGGAGTACCATCATGAGAATCTCTTACAGTGGTTAAAGCTTCTATTTTAGCCATTGTTGCTTCATCTTCTAAGAATTCACTAAAATCATCTAAACCTAATTCTTCATTTAATAAAGAATAAGCTTCAGCATGTATTGTTTCAAATGCTCCAAAAGTAACCGCCATTTTAATTACTTCTGGTTTTCTAAACCATTTAGTAACTAAAGTTGACCAGTAATCATTTACTACAGTTTCAGTTTGAGCAAATCCTTTTAATATAGTTCCAATAATATTCTTTTCTGTTTCTGATAGGTTTTGTTTCCAATCATTAACATCAGACATCATGGGGACTTCTGTATGTAACCAGTGTGCTTGTTGTTGTTTTAACCAATAGTCAGATGCTGTTTGGTATTCAAAGGGTTTGTATACTATTCTTTCTTGTAGTAATGAAGTTTTTGCCATTTTTTATTTATTTATTTTTATTAATTTAAGGATTTAATTCAAAAAATTTCTTTCGTAATAATTGTTTATCAAAATTATCTACATCAGTATCAAATTTATTAGAACGAGTTGTTGGAGCTAATGATTCAGATTCTTCACCTTCAAAATATTCATCTTTAACTGTAAAATGTCCAGTAGAAGTATCTGCTTCAATACCAAAGGTAAGCCCATCCATCCCATATCGATTTTTCATTAAATGGAATCTACCTGTATTATTAACTTTATCTTCTTTTTTACGTGAAAGAGACATGCAAAAATCAGTTATCATAATTTTATCATACGATCCTGCTGCTTTATCCCCCTGAATGACATTGTCATTTGCTCCTGCACGATTTACTTGAGAAACTGACCAAATTGGAATATCTAATTGTCTAGCTAATCCCTTAGTGCTTGTATAAATATCATCAATTTCGTCCTTACGCTCTCTGTTTTTCTTTCTTGATGAAAGAAGATCTACATAATCAATAATTACTAAATCTGGTTTAGATCCCATACTTGTTGCTTTCGCAATGTGTGATTCAATAGTTGAGATTGTTGCCTTTCCTGTTGGGTATTCTTTAATTATTAACTTTCCTGGTAGCTGAGGTATGATTTCTTCAATAGTTTCTCTATGTGAATCTACTTTATTAACTGGGATTTTAGTGAAAAAAGCGTCATATCTCTTTCCAACATAATCTTCCCCTAATTCTAGAGTATAGTGTAAAACATTATATCCTAATCTTACAGCATGTCCTCCTAAAGCAACTAATGACCAAGATTTACCACCTCCAGGATTACCAAAAATTAAACCAAAATCTCCATTTCCAAGTCCACCTTGTAATAAGTTATTAATTTTGTCCCAAGGGGTAGGTATAGTTTCTCTTGAATTTTCTCTATAACGTTCTTCAATATCTTTAACATATTCATGCCCTATATTTTTATCCTGTCCTGCTTTTAAAGCATTATCTACAATAAAACGAATACCATCAAAATCGCCTGCTTTCAATAAGTCTACAGACGACATTAAGGCCTTCTTCAATTGTTGGTTTCTACAAAAATTAGTAAATTCTTCTTGTACATATTCTAAATCATCATCTGAAGTTACGTATGCTTCTTTAAGTTGTTCTTTAATAGATATTTGTAACACTTCATTATCTACTTTTTGTAATTCAACTTTTAGAATATCTAATGAAGGAACTGTATGATATTTATCAAAATATTTAAGCACTTCTTTTATAGACCACTTAATAGCAGGATTTTCAAAATATTCATCTGAAATAATATCATGGATGTTAACTAAAAACTCTTTATGAGTTAATAAGGATGATAAGACCTGTATTTGGAATTTATGCCCGTAATTTTGAATGCTATTTAATGTCATTTATATAACTTTTATTTTAATATAACTAATCTTCTTTGTATTTCCAAATATATCCCCCAGAGGTTTTTGATATTCCTTTTAAAGCATTTGGAATTCCATTGTTACCTAAAGTTTTTCTAGCTTCTGTTATAGAGGAGAAGGTATTTACTATTTTATTAGTAATAGGATCAATTTGGAGTATTGATTTTCCCTTTTTAGGGGAACCAGTTTTTGCCTCACTAATTTTATCCCCCCAAGTAATATTACGAGATACACCTTTTTTAGCAGCACTAATTTTTGGATTTTTACCCATACCTTTATTTTTTCTTCCTATGCTCATTTTAAGTCTAGTTTCTTTATTATAAAATGAAGGACCACCCCCACCCTTGTTTTTATTCTTTAAAGAATATCCTAGTTTTTTATATTTTTGAACGTAAAATCTCTCCCAAAATACCCAATTGTTATCTTCAACTCTATCTATTTCTTTAATTTTTATATATTGACCATAAGTTCTTTTATGCTCAGAAAATCTACGTTGAATATTTTTTGTTTTTCCCACATAAAAAGGAACATCACCTTCAGTTAAAATATATACACTAACCATATCTAATATTTTATTATACATATTAATAGGTATGGTATTTGTCGTAGAAAGTGTCAATCTTTATAACCTTTTTATTTTTCATAAGTTGGAAATAGAGCAAATATGTCTTTTAACCATGAATCTAAATTTCTAATCATCCCTCCTAATTTGTCTTCATTATAAAATGATACAAACATTTCAGGATTAAATTCAGGTAAATCTTCACTTATTAAATTATCTATGTGTTCTTTTCCTCTATCATCGATCATTGGAATGCTTAAATCCATAACTTTATAATTAGTTTCAATTCTAGCTTGTTCCTGAACGATACGTGAATATACGATATGATCCTTGAATTTCCTAGCAGATATGTCGAAAATATCATCTAAGGTTAAATCTTGCGTTTTTAATTCAGGGAACTTTTTAAATATACCTTTAGCACCTAAACCCTTAACTCCTCTAATATTATCTGAATTATCACCTAATAAAACTTTATGTAAAATGAAATTATTAGGTTTTAAGCCAAATTTTTCTTCTACAGTTTTTGGAGTATAATATTCTTTCTCCATTGGTCTATATACAATAATCTTGTCTGTTACTAGCTGTAAGAAATCCTTATCACTAGATACTATAAAACAAGTTGAATCATGTTTTTCTACTAGTTTTTCAGCTAACACGGCTATAATGTCATCCGCTTCTACTTTATCGAGTATGGTGGTTTTAACAGGTAATAGCTTTAAATATTGTATTATACGTACTATTTGGTCAATTTTTGAGTCATGTTCTTCCTCAATATTATCAAATGCTTCCCAATTAGTAATTCTAGATAAATTCCTTGTTCCCTTATACTCGGAGAGCAGGTTCTTACGATTTACTGTTGAACCTGCCCCGTCGAATACTACATAAACAGAAGTTGGATTTGTTTGTCTAATCATAGCACCCAAAGAGCGAAAGAATCCTCCTAACCCTCCAATATGAACCCCATCTGGATTTACCATATTCATCATTGCAAAGTTTCTAAAAAATAGATTTAAACCATCTAA